ACAACGATGGAGAATTTCAACTACAGAGATGCCACACTCTGCACCTCAGATTCTATCAATTTTCCTAGGGTCCGCAGGCCGCTGCCGGTATTCCATCCGGTTGCGCTCGACCTTGCCCAGACGCAATCGGTGCTCGACCGAGGCCACCCCGATCTTCAACCGGTTCGCGATCTTCTGATAACTCAGCCCCTCGCGGTATAACTCACAAACCGCATCAATCTCCGCTTGCGTTGTCTTCTTGTGCAATCTCGGATTCTATCAACCGCTTCTCACATCGCCAGTCATACAGCCACAGCAACGCGCCATCGATATCCGGGTAGCCGGATAGCAAGGTAGCTGTCGCTTCCGCGATCTCCCGGTCGCACCGGGCTAACGCAAGCGCCTGCTCACGGGTGCAAGCGGCTGCTGTCCGGGAAACCATGAGACATCTTCCCTCTCCGGATAGAACTGAATCCTGTCTACCGCGAGTTTCACCGGGCTCTGCACCAGGATCGCTGCTACACCCCAGTACTGCTGCACACCGTTGATCACATCATGCGCGACGGTTACGTACTCCGTGTGGTTCGCAGTATCCACCGTGCTCCGCGCTTTCGGTACCGGAGGGGGCGTATTCTTCTCAGCCACCCTGGATTCGAACTGGTGCCACCAGATAGCGAGGTCCCCGCCATAATACTGCTGATCGCCCGCAAGTACACAGGTAATCGCGTACGTGGGAATCGCTGCCGGGTTCTGGTCTTTCCCGATCAGAAACTCACTTGCATGGCAGAGCATCTCGCGAACGTGAACCGCGGGAGGATACGTTGTCTGCGGTGTCGGGTACGCGGCCGGCTCCTTGAGAACGTTCTTTGCTGCCGGCGTCTGCTCCCAGATCGCCAGCGTGCCCCCGTTCGAGAACTCGACATACGAGATGTCCTTCACCCCGTAAACAGTCATGGCTGCGACACCCCACACGCTCCGTACCCCCGCGTTGGTGGGCTGCTCCACACTGACCGACCGGGACCAGGCGGACTTGTCAGTGAAATGCACGATGAGCACCCCGGAGTAGGCCGGCTGCGAACCGGATAATCCGCATGTGACGCTGCGGGTGTCGCGAGGCCACGATACTATCTCGCAAAACATCTCCGCAATCGTTACCGTGCTGCCTAACTGTGTGACAACGTTGGTCGGTACGTTCTGCACCCCCGTTTTAAACGGATCGTAGTTCGAGGTGGGGGAGCCTGCCCGAGGCTGTGCATCAGGCCGTCGTGGATCAACTTGCTGCGCTAAAGCGAAAGGGCGACCCATCGTACCCAGCACCCCGGCCATGACAAGTACGCGAAACAACCGTCTAGGGTTCATCACCGGCCATGCTGGTTAAGGAGGTGGACCGCCCTATAAATACAATAACCCCGCTGTCGGACGGGGCTATTGTTCTTGCTCTCGATTCTTTGGCTATTTTCTACGACGTAAGCTCCCATATCCCGCGGAAAGCGGCTTCGCGCCTCCTTCTGATTTAAGCTATCGAATCGCTTCGACGCACAACCAGATTAACGCCACGCGAGCCACGCAAGGTACAAGCAGGCAGCCCACATCCCGGCGCCGGCCAGCATCACCCACAACCAAGACGGACTCTTGATCAGGTCCCAGATGGATCGGTCAACGCGCAACGTGAGGTACCCCCACGTTGTACCGGCCATAGCCGAACAATCCGAGCAGCCACAGCAGCAGAATGATCACCACCACCACGTTGATCAGCATCCGGATCGGAGCATCGAGAGGGAGATAATTATTAACGAAATATAAAACAACCCCAACGATAATTAACACGATAAGCAGTTGAATTAAATCCATTATCCCCCTCCTTTGCTTCAGGGCTGTTACTTGGGTTCAGCCTTGGGTGGCTGGCCGGCGATCGGCTGCTCCGGGTGTACGTTCCCTTCGCGCTCGAGCTCCTGCCCGTAATCGGGATCCACTTCGATTCGTTCGCCAATGCGGTGGTCTTTGCCTTCCCTGTCTTTGAAGGGCCTGGCAACGATAACTGTCTTCTTTGCAACCATGACTTGGGTTACTCCTTTTCGGTTAGTGACTTCGCTTGCGTAACTACAATATCTTTGAATCCTAGACGCAGCCCTTCGATAAAATCGGCGAAATCTTCCGTGTGTAGCCGCACCGTGCCCAGCCCGAGACTACGCCCGTAGGTCAGGTGTACGTCCGTATAGTCAGGCTTAACCACCACTCGCGATACCGTCACCCGGAGTTGCTTTTTCTTCCTGTCCATAGAGTCTGCCTGGCCATCGACTAACTCACGGGTGATTCGCGGGTTGCCGATATGCGTGTTCCCATACGCAAAACTCCGTCTCTGTGCTTCCCGCTCTTCGGCTGTCACTTGTGCTACCAATGCCCCTTGATTACATGCGCGTGACCTAGATGGGCAATCGCATACGGCAACGGCGGCGCCGTCCCGTAATGCAGCCGGTAAGCTGCATCGTGATAGTGAGCTAAGAACAGCTTCACACTCCAACGCTTCGCCCGCTCGTGCAACGCCATTGCAGGCAGTTTGCCGGATTCAAACAGTTTGATCAGACCGGCATCCAACTTCTTCGCTCTCGCCTGTGTCAGGCGTTCCGCTGCTTGCGAGGCCAACTCTCCGCTGTCGTTGCGCTTCTGCTCGTACGCCTTGCGCTCAAGGTACAGCTTGCCGTAGATGTCATTGGGGTTGCCGCTTACCTTGACGAAACTCTCACCCATCAGCCAGCACAACCGCTTAAGGGACGCGTTCCAGGGTCGCTTCTTGCCCTTCTCCCATTTCGTAGTGGGATCCAAGCCGGCGAACCGCCAGATGTGTCCTACGGTCGGCGCTTTAGTGATGTCGATGTTGGCAATCAGTCCACTTGAGATAACCGGGCCAATTCCGACTACCGCACGGCTCCACTCTCCCATCGGCTGCGCTGCCGACCACTTGTCGAGCACGCCTTTGATCTGATTCTCGAGCACCACTAGTTGGCCATTGAGCCAGGTAATGAATTCGGATGGCTCCTCGCCCTCGAGCAGTTTGCGCTGTTGATTTGACGCGGCAATTCTATAATCCTGCAGGTCATAATACGTGTCCACGAAGTATCTGGCTTCGCGTACGCCCATCAATTTCGCGGCTGCGCGAAGGTCCCGCGATAACTTCTGAACAGCTTCGATGTTGGCACTCACGAGATAAGCCTACTTCAGAACGAATCGCTCGCGGTTTTCGGTGCTCTCCGGGGCTATGGCTCGCTCAGTTAGCGCGGTGCTCTCCGCAGGTACGGCTCGCTCTGTGCTGTCGATGCCCTCAGTTCCAGCGGCTCGCTCTCTACGTTCGGTGCTCTCAGTGAGTGCGGCTCGCTTCCTTGCTCCGGCGCTCTCTGCAGACACGGCTCGCTTCCGCTCTTTGGTTCTCTCCGCGATTATGGCTCGCTCGGACAATCCGGTGCTCTCCTTAAGGTCGGCTCACTCCGCATGCACGGTACTCTCCGAGACGGCGGTTCGCTCACTGGGTACGATACTATCCTGCGTGACGGCTCTTCGCTTTAGCGCGGCGCTCAACTATTCCGGTGCGCTCTCCTGACTTGGCTCGCTTTGCAGCCTCGGTGCTCTCGTGTAGCCCGGCTCGCTCTCCTTATCCGGTGCTCTCCAAGGCCATGGCTCGCTCTTACTGATCGGTGCTCTCTACTTTCACGGCTCGCTCGGCTACATCAGTGCTCTCGGTGCTTGTGGCTCGCTCCCGTGCTCTGGTGCTCTCGACTATTTCGGCTTCTTTTGCTTTGCGCCCGTAGCATAACAGTCACTGAGATCTACTGGACCGCGCTTACGCATCGGCCACAACAGAATCTCCGGCCACCAACGCCATATCGCTATGGCATACGCTGACAGCGCTGTCACTCCGTTGTCACCTTGGGCTGTGCGCCATCCGGCAGAAAGCTGAGCACCACTTCGCTTAGTCCCTGTAATGGAGTAAAGGTCAACATGCAAATCCCGTTAGTGTCCATAGTACGCACAAGCATTTCTGTCCAGATGGAAAGTGGCGGTTCCTCATCTGCCCAGCCAACCTCGATCGAACTTCCGTAGTAGCTGGCCGCACCTTCCTCGTAGCTTTTTAGCTGAACACTCGAGACATCACCGGAAACATGCCGCACGTAAATCGTGTCCACCGCTTCTGCAACGCCGGCCTTGTTAGTTGTATAGACAATATCGTCGGCGGGAATCATGCCGGTTCCACGCTTACTGGGCGACCCCAGGAACTTCTCCTGAAGGACCCCCTTCAGCGTTTTCGACGTGTCCGAACAAGCCCAGGCTTTAATGTGCTTATCAAACCGCTTGCCGGTCCACCACGCTGGATACTTGCCCGTGAGGTGCAGCGTCGTTTCATAAGCGCCGGCTTCAGTTTTTCCCGTTCTGTTGCCGGCAAGGAACAGACGTTCTTTGTGGGCTGTGCCATCGCACTCAGGAGGGCAGCAGCCCGGGATCGGCTCGTGCGTTCCGCCGGCCGCGAAGAACTGCATGTGCTTCGGATAGAGTTCTCTTCGATATGGGCCCTCGGACGGAAAAAAGTACTCAAGTTTCTTTCTCTGGCGTCTCGCTCGGGCCTGGTAGGCTGCTTCCAGTAGTTCCTCCGGGCTCTTGAATTCGGGCAGCCTCGAGAGTAGCGATGACATAGTTCAGGTCCTGCTCCGGTATCTTGTCCAGGTCGATGCGAACGTTAGTTTGCACGTTAGCTGTGACGTTAACGTTGCTGTTCAGGGTATCCCGGTAAACCTCTGGTTTCTTTCCCTTTAGCGCGAATATAAGCAACGTGTCGCTTTTACGCTTGATGGTTAGAGGCTTATCGGTCTTACGGCCGGCCTTGTCTTTCTGGTAGCAGAGCTCGCCCTGGTAGATAACCGGTTCGTCAGTGCCCTGGTAGACGCGGTTGAAGAGCTCGGCCTCGAGGTGGGCGATCGCACGTTTCTCGGCATCTGCGAAAGCCGCGGCGTAATCCGGGTCTTTCATCCAATCGTAGTGATTGGTGTCCCGCATATCGATGGCACGCGAGGCGCCCATAATCGTGCCACACACGACATAGGCTTCGAGGAACATTTGCTGCTGTGCTTTTTTAGTTCCCTCCGCCATGCTACGTCTTTTCAACGGCATACATGCGATCACTGAGTACTTGAACGAAATAATCGCGGTACTTTTCCGGGATGCGGTCGAGGTGCCAGCAGCCCTTGGGATTGAAGTAGCTTTCGTTCTTGTGGGGGGCGCCGATACCGCGCTTGTGGTGAGAGCCCTCCAAACTGAGCGCCGGGTCGGGTCCGCGGTAGCGAAGTGACCGAAGGCAATCGCCCTTAATACAGGGATCCACGTTCTTGGTGGCTAGAAGGCTTTCCACGCGATCGCGGGGTGCGCGACAGAGGAGAGAGCCGGCGTGGTCGTAGACAGGCGACTGGTGCAGAATGCGCAGCG